ATGACAAAGCAACGAGAAGCAAAGGCTTTGTTCAGAACAACAGCTATAGCGTTAGCAAAGGCACAGGCTTTGTTCATTGTTAATACACATATATATGATACGCAGGAGTTTATTTCGCGTAAGGTTGTAACTGGCGGAAAGGGTCTTGGATTCAATGCTTCCATTACATTAATGCTTTCAACTGCAAAGCTTGACGACAAACAATCTGATAAAATTGCTGAAAAGAAAATCGGTGAGTTTACAAAGACAGGTGTACTTGTTACGGCAACGCCATATAAATCAAGATTTACAATTCCACAGAAAGTCAAATTCCAGATACCGTTCTTCAAGGCACCTAATCCGTATGTTGGTCTTGAACAATATATTACATGGGAAAATTCAGGAATCCTTAGAGGAAAGATGATTACAGAAAAGGAATATTCTAAACTTTCTGATAATGATAAGGCGAACTGCCATGAGATGACGGACAAAGATGGTAAAACGTGTTACGCTTTTCCAAAGGACACATCAAAGAATATTGTCGTTAAACATTTATGCTCTGAAGTTCCAGCCGTTGAAATGTTTACATCAAAGGTGTTGACATATGATGTGTTAGTTAACCTTGATGAAAAAATAATAAAACCAAGCTTTGAACTTCCAGAGAATACAGGTAATGATGACATAGAAGAATTATTGGAACTCAATGGAGATTGAACAGCTACAAGAAATAGAGAACAAGTTCTCGCAACGTCGAGAATATTGGATGAAGATTATCGAGGACATGACTGTGAAACTTAAATCAGTCGAGACGGTGATCGAACTCCAGTCATACGTTTTTGTTAGAAGGCAGGAGGCTGTGGAGAATTATCATTCTCTCGCAGCCACTGTTGCCAAATGGTCAAAGCAATTTAAGGAGCAATCTGCAAAGATATACAAAGACATACGGCTGATGAGGACAACACCTGGATCCACATCGTTTATGTTCAGCACAGAGGGTGCAATAAGGGAACAGATTGATGCTACTCTTTCAAATGATAAATATCTTATCGATATAATGGAGACCCATCTTGGCTATCTTGATAATACAATAAAGACGATAGATGGGATAATATATTCAATAAATAATCGTATAAAACTTGAAGAAATCAAACTCGGAAGATGATGAATGCCTTTGGCGATAATGGTTGCGGTCAATTTAATCTTGATGACGATTGATAATTAAAAAATCATGGCAAACGTATCTACATATAAAAAATACCATCCGCCGAAAATGCTGATGGAGAATGAGACTGGAAAGCCTCATCAAGGAGTCTTTATACCTAAACATCCAGATAAAGTGATCGGTGGAGAGGTAATATACAGATCTGGGTGGGAACTGGCGTTCGCAAGATGGTGTGATGATAATCCTTCTGTTATAGAATGGGGATCAGAACCGTGCTGTATTCAATATAGAAATCCAGCTGGTGTTGATTTTGAGGCTTGTAAAAAATGGAGAGCTGATCCTGAGAACCCGTTGAATTGGCCAGTCGCTAATTATTATCCAGATTTTTATGTTTGTTTGCAGGATGCTGAAGATGAATACGGGACAAATCGCCTTCGCCTTATCATTGAGATAAAGCCTAAAAATCAAACAGAGAGACCTATTGCTCCAAACCCGAACGCGAAACTTAGACAACAAAAGACGTATATAAATGCTGTGAAGACATATTTACAGAATAAGAAGAAATGGGAAGCAGCGATTCAATGGTGTAAGGAAAAGGGATTCGAGTTTAAGGTTTATACAGAGGTGACGCTTGAAAAAATGGGAATAATATGACATGGAAAGTAACAAATATTATAAAGCATATAAAGAATGTTCTAACATAAAGGATAAGGAAAAGGAATCATTTGATTATCTTATTACAGATCTTATGGTGAAGGATTTGTATGGGGCGGATAAATCTCATACAATATCAGCACAAAATATGGAACAAAAAATGCCGACAAACTTTGTGCCGACAATGTTTTACATTTTCATGTATGTGACACCAGAACAGCAAAATGGTGGTTTTTATGATGTGTGTCCGTTGATACTTTGCCTGTCATGTAACAGAACAACGGTTACAGGTATTAACTTTAATCTATTGCCAAATGACTTGCGTGCAAGATTTCTTGACATATTGACAGGAGATTTTCATGAATTCTATGATGATATAGAAAAAACAGCTGATGATAATGATGAACCAAAAATTAACAAAATGTTTGGAAATGGTGTTGTGTCACAAAAAGGCGTGAAAGCACTTCTTCAATACATGACGGCAAAGACAAACATAAACATGAGTTCTTGTGTCAGACAGTATGACAGGAGATTCATATTCAAGACGAGGATGCTCGAATATGATGATTGGGAATATATAACGTTTCTTTCCTTTAAGGATGCTGTTCGCGGAGCAAGCCTCGCTAAACTGCAAGCTGACTTAATCATTAAAAATCAGATAAATAGTCTAAAACGATAAATAGCGAATAATGCCACGATATATATTAAAGTCACTTGGTACAAGCATAGCACAGGCAAATAAAGGAGCAACAAGAGCATTTGAGAAAAACCTTCTCAATCTCAGTGCGTTAGGTATTAAGTGGAATAGCTCGCTCATTAAGCAAATTAGAACAAATGATGATTTCGATGCCGCGAACGACAATGGTCTGGGAAATGTTAACAGATCTATGTTTAGCGGAGAAGACGCGTTCACAAGGCAATATGAGAATATTGCAGGTAACAATAAGTTCATTGCTTTTTATGATCAGGCTTATCAGATGAGAAGGGACTTCCTTCGTAAGTTTGCTTTGCAGGGTGAAATAGATTATGTGCTTGATACGATTGCCGACGAGGTCATCGTTAATGATGATATGCACTATTTCGCTTATCCTAACACGAAACAGCTTAGAACTATTCTGAAGCCAGAGCATGGAAAGAAAATAGTTGATGAACTTAACGCCGCATATAGAAGAATATATCACATGTTCCATTTCAATGAGTCAAATGACGCGTGGCATTATGTGAAGAAATTCCTTGTTGACGGATTCCTGGCGTTCGAAATTATATACTCTGATAAGAAATCGAACAAGAATATTGCATCGGATATTATTGGCTTTAAGGAACTTGATCCAATTACACTTCAGCCAGAAATCAGAATTAATAATGATGGACAAGAATATAAGGTGTGGATTATAAACAAAGGCGACAAGCAAAACGAACGAGAACTTCTTGACACAAATGTTATATATATATCGTGGGCGAAAAGTAATTTTGTGTCACACTTCTCTTATTGCGAACGCCTTATACGCTCGTTCAACATGCTGAGAACATTGGAGAATAGCCGAATCATATGGAATATACAAAACGCCCAAAAGAGAATAAAGATTGTTGTTCCAGTTGGAACAGAATCGGATCAGATTGCGAAGACAAGATTACGACAACTTGAGGCTTATTATAAGGAAGACATCGTTATTGATAACATGTCTGGTGAAATAACCGTTAACGGACAGCCTAAGTTTAGTTTCGCGAAAACGATGGTGTTCCCAGCAAAGGATGGTGTGAGCACTGAAATAAGCGAAATAGGAATAGAAGGTCATGACATGAATTCAACAGAACAGCTTAAATGGTTTTGGCAGAGATTCATGATAGAAAGCAAACTTCCGAAAGACAGGTTCAACATGATCTTTGACGGAAACGAGGCTTCAGCTATTCCTGATAATAATAACATGACAAGGGAGGAATACAGATTCTCTCTGTTCATAGGACAAATACGAGATTTGTTCAAGGAGATTCTACTTAAGCCTATGTGGTTGCAGTTCTGTTTGCATAATACGGCTTTTGCAGGAAATGATGTGCTGAAGAATGCCCTTGGTCTGACGTTCGTCGAGGAAAATATATTCAGGCTCGCTAAGGAGTCAGCAAATCTGCAGGTTGCGTCACAGATTATTCAAACATTGTCTGGACTACAAGGTGGTGACGGAAAACCTGTGTTTCCGATGAAATATCTTGTACAGAAATATCTTAGCGTCACTGATGACGAATGGAAGCTCATTGAAAAGCTTAAAGCGGAAGAAGAGGAGAACGCTCAAAACGCTAAAGGTCAAGAAGGTGGCATGGGTGGTGGCATGGGTGAATTTGGTAATACTGGATTTGGTGAAGGATCTGCTTTCGGCGGCGGAGGTGGTGGCTTCGAAGAAGGAGGCGGTGGAGGATTTGAATCTCCAGGTGAAGAACCCGCTGCACCAGAACCCGCTGCACCAGAACCCGCAGGAGGTGGCGGAGAGATTATATAAAACTAAAAACGGACTGATTAATCAGCCCGTTTATTTTTTGCAATGATTTAATTATTAGAATGTTGCACATCCCCAACAAACATTATTCAATCCTTTGGTTGTGTAACCAGGAGTGAATCCAGAAGG